TTAACACCTGATGATACACCAGCAGTAACGATAACTGGTGTAATTGAGTTTGCTCTTAATGATTTTAAACTTGTTGCCATTATAGTTCCAGTACCTTCCATCCATATGTAGTGTTACTATAAACTAAACCAAAACTGGTTTGATCCACATCTATTGTTAAGTCAGCAGCAATACCTTGAATCTTGTGACTGTTTCTTGCAACAGTTAAATTGTTTGCACTGAATGTTCCGGCCAAATCATTGAAACGAATTGTATCACCTAATGTTGCCGTTGCAGGCAACGTCATTGTTTTTGGACCCGTTGAAGTATCAACAAAATAACCACTGCTTGCAACCATGGTTGTATTTGCGTTTGCAATATACCATGTTAATGAATTACCACCACTAACAGTAACCAATTCACGCACTTGAATATCAACACCAGTGGCAGGTGCAGTTGCAAATACTACGTTTGCACCAGATACTGTATAGTCTGTAGTTGGTCTTTGTAAAATACCATTTTCTGCAACCAGTAAATTGTTAGAACTAATACCAGAAGTAACAGTAAAGTTTGTTGCAGTATTATTACCTGTATATCCTCTGTAAACTAAACTACCTGAAACCACAGAAGTGGCAGTTAAGGTTGTGACTTCAATATAAGAAGTATTTGGTGGAATAGAATCAAATGATAAAACATTTCCAGATAAACTATAAGAAGTTTTAGGTTGTATTACACCTTGTATGGAAACAAAAGTTAAATTTTCATTTGATGGTGTTGTTGATAATGTGAATGATGAATTTGATCCGTCACCTGTAAATGCATCAACATAACCTATCAGTGCTGCGCTGCTGACGTTGTTTGCAGCAGTATAGGCCGCATTTGCTTGTGCTCTGGCCCAAGTGTCTGCACCACCTGCCGTATTGGCTGTTGTAAAGGCTGCGTTAGCTGTATTATATGCATTGTTGGCTTGATTTCTAACCCAAGTATCAGTAGCATTATTGGCCGCATTAAAGGCCGCATTAGCAGTTACAAAGGCACCGTTAGCAAAAGATGCTGTGGTATTTTGTGATGCATAAGAAGCGTTTGCGGTTATAAAGGCACCGTTGGCAAATGAACCTGCGGAGTTGGCCTTATCAAATGCATTGTTTACATAAGGTAATAAATCTATACCTTTAAGTGTAATCGTTGTTGATTTTAAATTTGCATTGAGTGTTGCAACAGAAAATGATGCATGATTGATATCAATATTATTGTTAGCACCAACTTCTGGAGTATAACCTTCAAACAAATACCATTCATCAACACCAGAATCTCTTATCAAACCGGTATGAGCATTTGTTCCGTTATTGTAGTGTGATGCAAAACCAATATCTAATACATCACCACTATAGTTTCCAATACCCATTATAAACAAGGTATCGTTAGCAACAATTTGCGTTGCACTTGTAATGAAACTGTTTCCAACAACTGATAAATTACCTGTGATATTAACATCACCAGATATTGTACCACCTGAAGTATTAAATTTTAGATTTGCTGCCGCAAAGGCACCATTAGCAAAACTTGCGGCAGAGTTGGCTACAATAAAAGAACCATTAGCAAATGAACCTGCTGAGTTAGCTGTATTATATGCATTGTTGGCTTGATTTCTAACCCAAGTATCTGTCGCATTATTGGCAGCATTGAAAGCTGCGTTAGCAGTTACAAAGGCACCATTAGCAAAACTGGATGCTGAGTTTGCGGTGTTATATGCATTGTTTGCCTGAGTTCTAACCCATGTGTCAGTAGAATTATTGGCAGCCGTGAACGCCGCATTTGCGGTATTGTATGCGTTGTTAGCCTGTGTTCTAACCCATGTGTCAGTAGAATTATTGGCAGCCGTGAAGGCCGCATTTGCAGTATTGTATGCGTTGTTAGCTTGAGTTCTAACCCATGTATCTGTGGAATTATTTGCTTGTGTAAATGCGGAGTTTGCTTGAACGAAAGCCGCATTTGCTTTACCAAAAGCAGATGTAACCAAAGAAGAAAAATCTTTGGTTGAATCTAATCTTGATGGCGTTATTTTTGTTGGCATTTTTAATATTTATGACATGTACCAGTATTGAGAAGAAGGTGCAGCAGGTGCCCCAAATGGATCGGGTGCTGTTTGTATAAATGTACTCATTCTAGTAACAGATGTTACTGTTGCAACATAAAAACCACCTTGTGTAGGTAAATTACTATTAGATAAAGAAAAAGATTCAGAATTCGATATTTGATTTATAGATGTATTAGATACAAGTATAGAATTTACGGTTGGAACATTAAATCCACCATTAATCGGAGAAAAACCATTGCCTGAAAAATTTATTGTACCAGAAGGTATATCACCAAACAGAACTGTAAATGTGTTTGTTGATGATATTGTGGGTGTGTAAAAACCACCTATACTTATAGTGGTATTTGCCATGGTTTAAGCTTTTCGGATAAACCATAAGTCTGGTGTATTGGGTGCTGCACCTGTTCTTACAGGAATCCAACTTTCACCATTTATAGTATATTCACTTGCAGTTACATAATAATCCAATCCTGCTTTTGTCATGTGTGGTCCACGCATAATACCATAGGCCGTTCCCTGAACACCACTATAATTGCCAGTATTGAATCCACTAAACACTATTGGATATGCTGCTGGTACGGATAAACCAGTTATAGGATCGCTCATTGGTGGTTCCCAATTAGTAAAATAGTTATAACTAGCTTGTGATTGATTTGATAGTAAGTAGTTTGGTATAATTGGTCTTAAATAATTATAAGTTATCGAACCTTCTCGTACATATCCATAACTAGGTACGTTTGGCCAACCATAATAAGATGCTCCTCCCATTTGCCATGTCAATTGACAAGGATAATTATAATTATTATAACCAGTTCCACCCCAAGTAGTTGAGTATGCTACAGGAAAAGTTCCGTCTTGTTTAATTCCTGTTCCAAACATAACAGCTGTGTCTTGATGGTAATAATTGTTTACAGTCCAATTGACTGTATCTGTTCCTCTACCGTAACAAAAATGGACCCAAGGAACATTATCTGTTTTTGTTAATTCCCATCCAGAAACTGTTCTTAAACCAAAATAAAATAACGCCTTAGGAGTTACAATAATAATATAATTTGCTGTAACAGCAATAGTATAAGTCATTGATGCTTCATCAAATCTAAATGCACCATGATTATAGGATGTGATACTTCCAGGATCACGAACACCACAAACTGGTGTACTGTTCCAAATATCAGTACTTGTTATTGCAATTGATGTTGGATTGTTGGCTGAACAACCTGCGGCCCATTCTATACGTGGATAACTAGTGAAAGAACTGCTATACGGATAATTATAATTTCCAAAAGCTGCACGTAAATATGGAAAAGTTGTTTTACCTGTACCTGTCTGATACAAATCCACCCATGTTGAACCAGAAGATGAACTATATGCTGTGTTTGCAAAAGTTGTTGTACTAACTCCGTTTGACCAACCACCAGCTTCTGAATTACTAACAACAGTTATACAATTATAACTACCATTAAGTGTACCTCCTGATGTGTTTACTGGATTGACAACAGGTGTACTACCTGCATTTGCTGTTGCTACTGCATGTAAACAACGCAACATATTAAAGTTTCTACTTTTTGCATCGGTGGAAACACCACCAATTTCTGGATTAACTGTGACTATCATTTTTTACTCCGTAATTATTGCATAATTATTTGCGGCCAATCTGGATGTTCCCGATGTATTGTATACCGAATCTATTACATAACCGTAATCAGGAATTCTCATTAGATTGTTTACACCAAATGCTTGATAACCTTGTGTGTTTGCTGCAATAAATGCTGGATTTTCAACTACAACTAAACTGCCGGTTGCATTACTTGCAAATGTAGGTGGAACATAAGTTGTCCATAAATTACCCGAAATGCTTGAGTAACCGCTTGCTGCACCTTGTAGGTTGTATGCATAAGGAACATTGAATGTTCCATTGGTTAATTTAATATATGCCATCTTCATCTGAGATGCATAAGTTGATGTGATACCATTGTTACCTAAATCAAATAAACCAAATCCTATACCACTAGTTAAACTGGAAAAATATAAACACTTGCTTGTAATGACAATGTTTAATCCTTTAGGAAATTGTTCTGAACCATTGTATGTATTTGGTGTAACGTTGACTGTTTGTGCAACACTGTTTAATAAAGTATCTGTGCCTGATGTATAACTTTGAGCCAAAGTGAAGGTTGTCATCTTGGATGAATCATATGTCAATCTAAAATAGTGTGTATAACCACTATCTGTACCATGAATTTTACTAAATGTATTTGAACTGTCGTTTACTTTTGTGTATATGCCTGCTGGATATGTACCTGTCATGGTAGTGTTTGCTTTATCGCAACCAGCACTTAGACCACTAACACTAGTGATGGTACCATCAATCAAACCTTTAATGTCAGAACTAAAGGTTGTGATAGTTGTATTTGCATACATTCTATATTTGATTAACATTATTGGGTTCCTTCTGAAGGTGTTTCTTCCTCTACCACAACAGGATCTGGTTCAGGTGGTAAAGGTAAAGGTAAATCAACAACAAATATGAAATTACTATCTTCTATGTTGTAATCGTCCTTTGTGTAAACGAAATATGTTCCTTTTAATTGAGTGACAACACAACTAACCAAATTAGTACCTGCAGCGTCTGCAAATTTAAGGGTTATATTTTCAACTTGTGAATCACCAGCAACCAATTCACCAGCATAAATGTATATTTTTGCTGGTTCTGTTCCAAATAATTGTTGTAATAAATCGTGCGTCATTTCTATTCCTATTATGAATATTCTAGGTCTACTTTTAAGTCTGTGGCACCAGTGCCTGTAGTTATATTTATCGTCAAATAATCTGACGATGTGAGACTTATACTTGCGGCCGTTGCACCCATTCTATATGTTCCGGCTGACATGGTGTATGTACCAACAGTAGAACCATTCTTTTTCAGTACAAATGTGAATGTATCTGAAGATGCTGTACCTAAACTCGCATAAACATTACTAATGGTACAGTTGGCTGTTGGATAACTTCTTGCAGTTCCAGTAACTGGTGTGGAGATAGAACCTGTTTGTATAAAAGTAAAGTATTTCTTTGATGTTGCAACAGTAACGTTTGCACCTTGTAATACCGAAGTAACCTCTATCAAGGCACCATTTTCAAATGTTGAATCAAAAGTAATTACACCGTTTGCAACAGTATATGAGTTTCTATATTGAACGGTACCATCCACAATAGCAGTAATAAAATCTTCTGTTGATGGAACCACACTCAAAGTAAATGTGGTAGTATTTCCGTTTGCAGTAAAGTTGTCTGTAGTTACTGCAATACCAGAACTTGAACCACCACTTGTATTGGCTGCATTAAACGCTGCATTGGCTTGTGCAAAGGCCGCACTAGCTAAACTTGCGGCTGTATTGGCTTGTGTAAAAGCACCATTTGCAAATGAAGCTCCCGAATTGGCCACTCCATAACCAGAGTTTGCCCTCAAGAAAGCACCATTAGCAAATGAAGCCGCAGAATTAGATGTTACAAAGGAACCATTTGCAAAACTTGCAGCTGAATTGGCAGTTACGAAGGCACCATTAGCAAATGATGCACCAGTGTTCGCAACACCGTAACCAGAATTTGCTCGGTCAAAAGCACCATTGGCAAAAGATGCTGCTGCGTTAGCAGTTACGAAGGCACCATTAGCAAATGACGATGCACTATTAGCTTGTGTGAAAGCACCATTAGCAAATGAAGCCGCAGAGTTGGCTGCATTATATGCTGTATTTGCCTGAGTTCTTACCCATGTATCTGTAGAATTATTTGCAGCAGTAAAGGCTGCATTGGCTCTATCAAATGCACCGTTAGCAAAGCTGGCACCAGAATTAGCGGTTAAAAATGCACCGTTAGCAAAGCTGGCTGCCGAGTTCGCTGTTGTAAATGCACCATTAGCAAAACTACCTGATGAATTGGCCGTATTGTATGCATTGTTGGCTTGATTTCTAACCCAAGTATCTGTTGCATTATTGGCTGCATTATAAGCTGCGTTGGCTCTATCAAATGCACCATTAGCAAAAGATGCTGTAGTATTCTGTGAATTATAAGATGAATTTGCAGTAAGAAAAGCGGCATTTGCCGTGCTTCTTGCATATGAATCTGTACTACTGGTGTTGGCTGCATTATAAGCTGCATTGGCATGTGCATAAGCCGAGTTTGCAAAAGATGCACCAGAGTTTGCCTTGTCGTATGAACTGTTGGCTTGACCCCTTACCCAACTATCAGTAGAATTATTGGCAGCTGTAAACGCAGCATTTGCTGTTGCATATGCAGAATTTGCTCTATCAAATGCTGAATTGGAGTTGTCTGTAATAACTGGAATGTTACTTAATAACTCACGTACTTGAATTATTGATCCATTTGCCGGAGCTTCCACAAAAGTAATAGTGTTTCCACTTACACTATAGTCTGTTAATGGATTTTGTGTAATACCATTATCAAAAACTAGAATACTATTTGCGGATGTATTAGAAGAAATAGTAAAGGTGTTTGTGTTACCATTACCAGTAAAGTTTCTTGTTATATAATACAAAGCAGCTGTATTGCTGGCTGTAAAAATTGTATTGTATGCCAAATTGGCTGTAATAAAGGCTGCATTAGCAGTTCCTCTGGCCCAAGAATCTGAACTTCCTGTATTCGCTGCATTGTAGGCTGCGTTAGCATGTGCAAAGGCACCGTTAGCAAATGAACCAGATGAGTTGGCCGCATTAAATGCACTGTTGGCTTGCGTTCTAACCCAAGTATCTGTTGAATTGTTGGCAGCTGTAAAGGCTGCATTTGCGGTAGCATAAGCAGTGTTGGCCTGTGTTCTAACCCATGAATCCACAGGGTCAGTGTTTGCTTTATTGAAGGCCGCATTTGCTTGAATGAAGGCTGCCGTAGATAAATCGACAGCAGTATTTGCCTGAGTGAAAGCACCATTTGCAAATGAAGCACCACTGTTTGCAACACCATATCCAGAGTTTGCTCTTAAGAAAGCACCATTAGCAAATGATGATGTAGAGTTGGCTGTAACAAAGGCACCGTTAGCAAATGATGCACTAGAATTTGCAACTTCGTAACCTGAATTTGCACGTTGAAAGGATGCATTAGAAAAAATTGCAGTAGTGTTTTGCGAAAGATATGATGCATTAGCAGTTACAAATGCACCATTAGCAAATGACGCACCAGAGTTGGCTGTAACAAAGGCACCGTTAGCAAATGACGCACCACTATTAGCAGTTACAAATGCACCATTAGCAAATGAACCGGCTAACCTTACATCCTTTTTATCTTGGTTGCCAATGTAACTAAATTCCATGTTATGTTATTTCCAATAAACTCAAAATAACATCTGCTGCTGAAGCATTACTTGTTGAAACTTTGAGAGCATCGTTGGCTCTCATTATTAATTTCTGTTCACCACCAATTGTAATCAAAGAATTACCTGGATCAATTACAGCCATCTTAACCATATAATAATCCGACCCACCGGAAGTTAAGATAACGTTTGCGGTTATTGATGTGTTTAATATGTTTGCAATCGTCATGCCAATGACTGTCGTTGATACATTGGCACCAGCTGTATAGATTGTGGTAGGTGATGTTCCGACTGCTGCTTGTAGTTGATTTTTAAAAGTATTTGCCATTTAAATTTCCTTATCCTTTATTTATTACATCAACTAAAGGCGATAGTGAAAGCAACAATGTCTGAGTTGGTGTCTAGTGCGGTTGTTCCTGTGTTTGCCTTATTGAAGGCTGCATTAGCGTGAATAAAGGCTGCATTAGCAAATATAGCCGTGGTATTTTGTGCTGCATAGGCCGCATTTGCACGGTCAAACGCAGGACCAGGATCACTTCCTCCTGATACCGATGCATTGATTGTGATTGTTTTTGTGGTTGTGTTGGTGCTAATGGTAACATTATTACCAGCAACGAAAGACAAGGTGTCTGAACCACTTCCCGCAAATATTAGGGAGTTGTTTGAGTTGATTGTGTCAAACGAGAATTGGTTGGAGATGTATGATGTTCCACCAAGACTGTTTTTATAAAACAGTTTTCCATCGGCGTAGTTAAGAGCGACCTCACCAAATGCAAGACCTGATGGTGTGTTTCCTGTTACGCCTGATTTTTTTAACTGTATTGCTGTGTTTGACATTTACTTAAAACGATCCGCCATCCTTGAGTTCGCCATCAGCACCAACTAAACTTGTTATAGCAGTTGGTGCCACTTCTTTATTCAGCTGTTCTTCAATTTTTTTTCGTTTGGCAGGAGGTAGTTGTAAGTATTCAATCTTTTCAGTTAATGATTTAATCGTATCATTTAAATTACTTTTTTCAGTTTCATGTTTCTGAATCAACAGTTTAACATTCTTTTCATTTTCTTCATTAATGCCATTAATTTTTCCAGTATTTTCGGCATTAATAGAGTTGATTCTATTGTCAAGTTCTGTACGAACTCTATTAGTTTCTTCTCTGGCTCGAATCAATTCACCTTTAAACGTTTCAACATGTGTTGCTTGATTCTTAACACTTTCATAGTCTCTAAACTTTGTGTTTAATTCTTCAAGTTCAACACGATGTTTATTGGTCAATTCATTAATGTCGGTACTTTGTTTAGAAACAAGTTTTTCGGTTTCGGCTAACTTGTTTTTTAAATCTTGTATAACATTATTTTCATTTGATGCATTGGTTAATTTTAATTCTTGAACAGTTTCTTGCAGTTCTTCGTTTAAATTAATCAACGCTTCAATTTTTTCACTTTGTTCTTTTACAACCTCATCAGTAATTTTTTGGTTCGCTTGCATTGAAACATTTCGGACAACACAGTCTGTCATTGTTGCCGTTAATGTTTCAATATAATAATTTAAATACTTTTCATTTGCCATATCAAACTCCTATCATAAAAAAAATCTATTACATTATATAGTCAGCTTAGAATTGACCTCCATCCAAAGCGGATGACCAAATAGGAACACCTGCATTGGTTACTGTAAGAATTTGATTAGACCATGTTTGGTCGGATGAACCTGCAGCAGCAGTAACAGCTAGTGCATTTGAACCATCGCCGTATACGATACCCTTTGATGTAAATGTAGAAGCACCAGTACCGCCTTGTGTTACAGTCAGACCAGAAATATCAGCAGCAGTCGCAGCACTTACACGGCCGTATGCATCAACAGTCAATGATGTGATTGTTTTAGCAGCACCTAGTGTACCAGTCAATGCATACGTTACGTTAGCGATTGCTTGAATTGCACCGTTGCCATTACCAACCAACATTCTACCAGCGGTGAATGTCGATGCACCTGTACCGCCTTGTGGAACTGATAGACCAGAAATTTCTTGTTGTGTGAATCCTGTTACACGACCATATACGTCTGTTGTAATGTTGTTAACTGTGTTTGATGTTGCAACGTTTACGTTTACAACAGAAACGTTTGCTTGTGATACTAGACCACCTGTGCCGTTACCAAGAACAACCTGACCTGCGTTGAATGTACTTTGTCCTGTACCACCTTGGCCAACTGTTAGACCAGAAATCTGACTGAATGTTGCAGCGGTTGTTCTACCATATGCATCAACAGTTACAGAAGTAATGGTGTTATTTTGTGCGCCAGTACCTGTTTCGGTATATGTACTATTAGCAAGTAGTTTTAATGAGTTTGAACCATCACCAACAAGGATAGAACCAGCAGTGAATGAACTTGCGCCAGTACCACCGTTAGATACTGTTAGGTCATCAGTTAATGTTAATGATTTTAGTGATGTTGCACCAGCAACTGTTAGTGTACCAACTTGTAATACTGTTGTGTTTGCCCATGCAGCAACTAAGTTTGATTTCAAGTTTGCTTGGCGGAAGGTTCCTGATGAAACGTTGATTACGTTACTTGATGGATCACCTGTATAATTGTCGAATAGGTAATATGCACCATCACCAGCATGACGAATCAAACCAGCAGAACGAGCCGTACCATCATTGTATGAACCAACAAAACCAATATCAACTGCATCGCCTGCATTATTTGCCGCAAGAACAATCAATGCATCTTCAGTTGACAATGTTGTTACATCATATTTTGTAACATCACCTAAAACAGCAAGATTACCGCTGATAGTAATATTACCATCAATCGTTTGATTCATTGATGCAGTATTTGAACGAACAACTGTAGTGTCTACACTAAAAGAAACTGCATTGTCTGTTACTACTGATGTGATGCCTTCACCACCAATGAAGGTCAATGTGTTATTTGCAAGGTGTACTGTATCTGTACCAGTATCACCAGCAATACTCAATGCTGTGGCGATACTTGTATTAGCAATGGACATGATACGACCATTTGCAGCAACAGTAACAACTGGTATGTTAGATGTACCACCATAAACACCAGCGCTTAGACCAGCAACAGAGTTAAGTGATGCACTTAATGTTGCATTTGCAGTACCATTAAACAACTGTGCAGACGCAGTAATGTCACCACCAGTAACATTAATAAATCTGTCTGTTTGGAATTGTGTTGCAGAGTTTGCGTTACCTGAGAAAGCACCAGTACTTAATGTTCCACCATCAGAGAAACTAATACTTCTGACGTTTGCGTGGCCAACAAAAATGTTACCAGCAGCATCACGTTTAACTATGGTGCTTACAGTATTTGAACTGGTAGCTGCATCAATCTGTGAGGTATAGTATTGACCACCAACATTAACAACACCTGTACCAGATGGTGAACCAATGAAAATGGTATTTGAAAGGTATGAATAACCAAGTTCACCGGCTTGTAGGCTTACTGGTGTGCCTAGTGTGGTGGAACGCTTGATTAGAATTGAGGTGTTTCCGATGGCCATTATTATTATCCTTTTTGATTAGTTGGATTTAAATCCTATATCTATTTATGAAAAATTGCCTGCATCAATTATACTAAGTGCATTAGCAATGTACTCCGGTCCAGCAATACTGACTATATTGTTGGTCCATAATTGAGTTTCCACATTTAATGTGGTACTACCAATAAAAAGTGTGTTGGAAAGAAAAGAAAATGCTAATTCTCCGTCAGCCAAGTTGCTTGGTGCAGTGTTCGCATAGGAACGCAGTATTTGTATTGTTGTATTTGATCCTGCCATAATTTATCTCAAAAGAAACCCATATCAACACCCTGGAATGCCAAATAAGTTATTGAGTTTGCCACTGCTCGTTGAATTGCATCTTCTGGAATCACACCAGCAATGGTTTGTACTGGTGTAAGACCACCAACCGGTGATACAACAAGCGCAATCGGATTAGGATTTGCTGCTGTTGGTGCAGCTGAAAATGAAAGCGCACCAGTTGTTGCTTCAGATTTAATGACTGTACCATCCAAATCAATAGTGTTACCACTTAGGTAAAGACTTCGAAACTTTCTTGTTCTACTACCAAGGTCAAATGTTCTTGATTCTGTTGGTAATAAATTACCATGAACTGGTGTATCGGTACCAAGGCCTTTGGCACTAAATGTTTTAGTATCTGAATTATAAACTATCACATCACCGGTGTTTGCACCAGTTAAAGATAAGTCTGTTAAACTTCTGAGTGTTTTTGTACCATAAGATAGAGTTTGAACCTTTGACTTTTGTCCTTCTATTCTTACCCTAACGGTTGCTGGTTGTCTGACTGTTACTGTTGGCATGATGTTCCTTTAAAATACAGTAACTTGAGGCAATACGTTCACAATTCCTTCTAAAACTCTTGTAACATTGTTAGAAGAATCTTTTATAACAACATCATATACGTATCTACCAGCAGAAATATTTGCTGTGTTTGCATATGGTAAAGACATAATCATAATGCCTTCAGTTGGATCATTGATAGTTATAACGAATTGCGCTGTTGTGTTACTTGAATAATAAGATTTTTTCATCACAGCTTTAATTTGGCAATTAACTAATTGAAAAGGTGTACCATCGGCCTCATCTAATGCTACTGATGTATTGAAGTTTGAACCTTGTTCTAAAAATAATTCTTGATAACCTGCTGGCATTTTTTAACCCCTTTAGAGGTATTTATCAGTTATTCGGTTCGCATCCAAACATATAATGGATCAATGTCTGGTGTCGTATTGGCTGTGCCAAAGGCTGTGTTGGTAACTGCTACCCAGGTACCAAAACCAAACAATGTATTCGGATTAGCACTGTTCAATCCGTTCATGTAAATTGAACCAATCGGATAACCAGTGGTTAATGTATTTATTGTGGTAGGAATAGAAGGTTTATCTGATAAATCAAAGTAAGAACCTGATGTGGCCACTGAAGCTAAACCTGCAACAGCTGATGCATTAATTAAAATTGCGATATTGTTTGCTGAAGTAAGTCTACCTCTGTTATCAACGGTGAATCTTGGCACAAAAGATTGTGACCCATATGAACCAGCCGTTACACCTGTTATAGTTAGTCTAGCTGATGGTAAAAAACCTGCGTTTATATTAGCTGCATCTGTTGTGTCTGTCGTTGCTGACGTGGCCAAACCAGTAACTTGTGAAGATGATATTGATATTGTAACGTTAGCTGCTGATGTAATTCTACCATAAGAATCGACCACAAATCTTGAATATGCGGAACCAGCTGCGGAACCGTATGTACCAATTGTTACTGCTGTTGTTGGTAATCTAGTCGCAGGTAAGGTACCTGATGTAATGTTATCAGCAACTGTAGTATCCGTGGTTGCTGATGCAGCAAAGGTTGGATAACCAGTAATCTGTGAAGTTGCTATTTGAATTGCAGTGTTAACCACACTAGTGATTCTGCCTTTTGCATCCACATTAAACTTTGGAACAGAATTTGCTGTACCATAACCTGTTGCAGATACGCCAGTATTAATGAATCTAGCATCAACAAATGTACCTGATGTTACTTGACTTGTAGTTATTGCAACAGCCTGTTGTGACGCTGATGTAATTCTACCTTGAGCATCAGTTACAATTGTTGGTATTTGTGTGGCATCACCATAGGTACCAGCAGTCACTGCTGTGTTTGCTAGTACTGATGGCGTTATCTTTGTTGTCATTTATTCTGTCCTTTTAATACTTCAATTTCTGCTTTAAGTTCTTTAATGGCTTCAATCAAAACACCAACAATATTACCATAAGATACTGACATAAATTCATCATCACTTGAGGCATCCATAACAACTTCAGGTAATACTTCTTTCATTTCTTGTGCAATCACACCAACACCCTTTGTGCCTGAATCAATTCTTTCATAAGTAACACCACGCATTTTCGATACAGTGTCTAAAGCATTTGTAATTGTTTCAACATTTGTTTTTAATCTTGCATCAGAATAAGCAGTAACGTTGTTTCTAAATACTGCATTACCAACAGTATCTAATGTCATTCTAAAGGTATTTAAACCATCAGACCATCCACCAATTCTAAAGATATTATCATTATCTAGACCCATATTAATTGCATATCCACTTGGTCTATGGAATGACATGGTTGCATGGTTGGTACCAGAACTTGAACTATTTCCATAAGCAACTAGTGTACCTGCTTGACTAGCAGTACCTACAGAAGCAGAAGAAGTATAATTACGTGTTCCTGTGATATTAAAGGAGTCAGTTGTATTTAAAACATTTGATCCATTAACTTCTAGACCTTGACCATTCAAATAGTATTTTGTACCATCGTTGTAAAGATATCTGGTACCTGCACTGTTTAGGAAAATAGCACCAGAAGTGCCACCACTCCTGAAAGCTTTTATATCACCATTTGTTCCTAGACTAATTGTACCTGTTCCAGCTGATATACTTACATCTCCAGTGAATGTTGCACCACTTAACTTAGCATAAGAATAAGGCAGTCTTGCTTCAGCAAGAGTGCCTGCGTTAATGTTAGAAGCATCTCTTGTGTCAACTGCAACCCATGCACCAAATGTTGGAAAATCTGATACTTGAGATTTAGTAATTGATATTTGACTATCTGATGCTGCAGTTATAACACCTTTTGAATTAACGGTAAATGTACCAACTTTATTTCCAGCACCATATGTACCAGAACTTAATCCTGATTGTGTTGTTAGTCTGTCATTACCCAATGTACCTGAAATAATATTGGTTGCATTTGTTGTATCAACAGCTGCTGGTAAATCAATAATTTGTGAACTACGAATTAAAATGGCAGTATTAGTTACATCAGTAATTCTACCCTTAGCATCAACAGTAAATCTTGGAATAGTATTTGCATTACCGTGAGTGGCTGCAGTTACACCACTATTAATCAAATTAATATCAGCAATAGTACCATCAATCTTTGTATTTGCAATACTTGTTATCCATGATGGATTAGCATATGAACTACTTGAATACAATCCATTTGTTACTGTGCCTGCATTACCAGTAATACTATGCATGAAAGTATAACTAGAGTTAGCAAAATTATTTACAAATGCAGTTGTTGCAAAGACTGTGTTTGATGTTGTTGTTGGCATTGTAAGACCATCTACACGGCCTGTGAATGTTCCACCAATCTTTGGCATCTTCCTAGTTTCTAGGTTGTCAATCGCCTCTTGAATCGTGTTAGCAACCATACTACCTGATACAGGACCGTAAGCAATGTTGTTTGCAAAGTATTCATACACTGCATAACCATCAACCTCAACCAATATTTTATCACCTGTTACTGGTGCGCTTGTGAACTGAACAATTGAGTTTGAAGTGAATGCAAAATATTCGGATTCTAATTGACGCACACCGTTAATGTATGTTCTTAGTTGTGTACCAACACTAAATGTTGGTGTAGTAAATTTGGTTGTAAGGCTGTCACCAGTATATGACAAACGTGATGATGAAATTCTAGAACCTGGTTGTGTGCCACCTCCACCTTCACCTGTGCCACCGGTTACCCAAGAATAACCACCTGCACCATCTGTACCCAAAACTTTTCCTGCGGCACCTGAACCTGCTGCAGCAGTGACAGTCAAACCAAATAATGATGCGTAGGATGATGTTCCTGTACCGCCTTGGCCAACCTGTAGTGGTGTTGTCAGTGATAGTGCAGCAAAGGTTGGTGAACCTGTTGTGGTTAGGTCTTGTGATGTGCTAATTGACAAGGTGTTACCAGTACCATTATCGTTTGTGGCAAATATGACAATACCATTGTTACTCTTTAGTGTAATACCAGCACCATTTGCAGTAGCAGAACCTGTTGTTCCTTTAATTGTTGCAACAGTCGTATTAGCTTTATCAAATGCAGCATTCGCATGTGCAAATGATGGTGCAACCTGAGGTGCCACATTGTTTGCCGCTTCAAATGCAGCATTTGCATGTCTGAACGCCGCATTAGCAAAAGATGCAGTTGTATTTTGTGAAGTGTAAGATGAATTGGCTCTTACAAATGCTGCGTTTGCAAACTTATCTGATGAATCAATTCGACCTTGTAAGAATGTATTTGCAGTTGTAATTTTAGTATTCAACGTATTGGCTGCTGTGGAAGAAGCGGCCTGTGCGGCTGTTTGGTCTAATGCATCACTAACATATTGATCCGTTATTATTCTATAATAATTGCCGTTAGTTACATTTAATATATCAAAGTTTTTATTTGTTTCGTTCCAACGAAGACTTGCATTTGCACCAGTAACACCTCTATTAATATCAATTGAACTAATTAATCCTTCATTTGATCCTGCGTTCAAGGTAAATACATTTGAGTTGTATATTGTTGTGCCATTAATAACAAAATTACCACCAACCGATAGTTGTCCTACAGTTTGTAAATTATTAACAAACACTGATGCGTTATTAGCATCAATTTTTTGTGTCACACTCATTGTTGCAGTGTTTACAGAAATGTTTGATTGTAATCTATTTGTAAATGTATTACCTGTTACATTTAATAATGGTGTATATACAATACTATTTGCTTCTAATCTATTTGCAAATGCTGTTGTTGATACACTTAAAATTTGCGTGTTAACGGATGTATTTGCCTGTACTTGGTCAATCAATGCACGCTGAGTCACAGATAAAGTTTCTGTATTGGCTGATGTATTGGCTTGTAAAGTATTGGTATGAGTTTTACCTGTTACAGCTATAGCTGCAGTGGTAATTAATGTGTTCGCAATTAAATTTTTTGTCCAACTGGTGTTAACAACACTTGAGTTGGATGTATTCGTTGAAGAATTTGCTTGTAAATCATTTACAAAAGATGTTCCAACAACATTAATTGTTGGTGTTATTATATTAATATTTGCTGTTAATGTATTAGCTAATACATTTGTTGAAATCACTTGGCTTGTTATTACGTTAGACGTTGAATTCAATGAGTTTGTAAAAATTGTACCATAATTTATAATATTTCCTTGAATATTAGCTGTATTGGCATTTAACCTATCGGTTCCAATTAAATCTAAAGCGGTAAATGTATTTGAAGTTACTGATGTGTTTGCAATTATTATATTTGTTATTAGAGTATTAGATAATACACTATCAGATCCCGAAATTAAAGTATTAGAAACAAGTCTATTTGTAAAAATTGTGTTAACAACGGATATATTTGAAGTGTTTACGGATGAATTGGCTTGCAATCTATTTGTATGTAATGTGTGTACAATAGATGCATTAGATGTGTTGACACTGGAGTTGGCTTGTACTGAGTTGCCGAAGATACCAGTTGTTATAGAAATAGTTGCAGCGTTAATGACAGTATTAGCCTGTATTGCTGTTGTAGTTATAAAAGTGTTTGCTTGTAAACGACTTGTGTATATGTTACTGTTTGCAGTAAGTGCTTCTGTGACAACTTGATTATTTGATTGTAGTTTACTGGTGTATGATGTACCGGTAACAGATAAAGTTTCCGTATTAACCTTTTGGCGTGCTTCAAGTACATTTAAATCTAGGTTTCCACCAACATATAAATCACCACCAACTCTTGCATTATTTGCAACCCTTAAACCAAAACCGGAACCTAATACATTCAATACGTTTGCAATGTTTGCGCTACCCGATGTGGATAAACTCAATTCGGTATTTGTAAATAACCCTTGGCGTTGTACAGTCAAATCATTCTGTATTGTTGCGGAAGAACCGACACCTTGCACACTCAAAACTTTTTGTATAATAACATTACCGTTTGACTGTAAAGCGTTTAACGTTCCTTCTGAAAGATAAATTGTACCAGAATCTTTTACATAATTGTCTTTGGCCAATGTATTATTTTCAGCAATCAATGCACTGGTTGCATTTAACCAATGTCCGAATGTATTGGCATAACTTAATGTGGTAACTGTATTAGCCATTTTAACCTTTTTCTAATAGTTTTAGTAACAAACTTTTTATTTCTGTCATGTCTTGTTTCATTTCTGTGATATCAGACTTTACTTTATTTATTTCTTCTTTTTGAGACTCCATACCACGGCGTCTAGCTAGATAATCATCTAGTCCTGTTTTATCTTGGTTGATAATGGCACCACTCCTAGGATCCCTCACTAGTTTGGTGCCTTGTACCTTCAGTAAATGCATAATTAGAATATGGTATTAGTATTTGAAGGCAAAGCAATAGTTCTCATATCAGATAAATGTGGAACAATAGTTTTGTCTGTTGTTGTTAACACAATCTTGATAGCAAACTGACTGAATGTATAATATGTCTGACCGTTGTTACTTAGATAAGAAATAAATCCTTGTTCTTTACCTAAAGTTCCTGGTGCAAATGTGTATTCGTATAATTCTTCTCTTGTTTGTGAGAAAGTTCCATCACAACTGTTTGTTTTTGTCATCAACTGCCAGTATCCCTCATCAAATGTCTGTGTGTCGTTTCTACTCAAAACTTTATAGTATACATTGATATCTGTACCAACTGGACGATATGCGGATAGATAAACATTCAAGTCGCCTGAATCAAATCCACCATCCAATACAACTTTCTTGGTGACGTAACGTGTTGCTGCTGGACCACCTTTCACTGATGTTTCACCAGCAATAATTGCTGTTGCACCTGTTCCTGGTGTATTGTTTGCATCAACTATTGTAACGGTTGGTGTCTGAATGTATCCAGCACCTGGTGTTGTAACATAAATCGCATCAATAACACCACCAACTATATTGGCTGTTGCGTATGCTTGTTCACCATTTTTACCAGTTGGTGTAGAAATACTAACTGTTGTTGTTTGTACGTTATAACCGCTGCCGCCATTAGTGACTGTTATTAAACTATTAGCCAAAGGACAATTATTAATATCATATTGAATGGTAAATAATGTTGTGCCTGCATCAGAAATAATCGGTGATACTGCATCATCTCTAGATTCTAGATACCCATACATTGAAAATGATGTGGTAGAATTTGCCTTGATTATTCTTTCACCTTTATTATCATTCAGGTAAATATGTTCGTACATAGTTGTACCGTATTTACCTGGATTAATATTAACCTCTGTTGTATCTGCACCACTTTGTAGTGTCGATGAATATGTATATGTAATTGCTGTTGCAGAAGGAACAAAATCGGTTGTTGTTAGATTAAAGGCATCAACTAATAAATCTTCATTAGATGTTGTATTAACATTATTTACCATAGTGTTTGCGTTGGTAAAGTAGTCAATTTTATTTTCAACTAATGCTCTTTGTGGCATCTTCTTAGGAACAACCATTCTAATTGAAGGTGTTTTTGTGATATCAAACTTAGCACGTTCAATTGTAAACATTAAACTTTGGTTTTGATCCGCAGTCCATGTTTGTGAATTTTGTGATAAGAATAAAGAACCAACATATGGCGCAGTAGCAATTTTGGTAATTGAACTTGGATATGGATCAGTCGGTAGATTTTTTACTGTTGAAGGTAATGCTAGGTCTCCATTTGAAGCCGTATATAATGTGTATTCATTTGATGTTGATTTTACAATAATCGAATACATTGTATCTGCTTGAATATAAACAGGTGATTTGAAAACAAATTCTGTGTATGCGGTTGAGTCTAAGTATTGTGGTGAAGCAGATGTTTTTATCTGATATGGAGGTAGACTAACAATAGAATTATCTAATGTTGTTCCGTTTGGATAACCATTTAATGTACCAACAATATACAGTGACACTGGTGCAGTATCACTGGTTGGTTTAGTTGCAAAAAATAACCTAACTGATGTAATATATGCGCCGTTAGGGAAATTTTCTTTGTCGATAATAAAAGTTTGAGCAACCGGATCATGTTTGGTATACCAATATTGATTGGTTACACCAACAGTTGTACTACGAGAAATTACATCTCTATTTTTTGATTGTAAGAATGTGTCTTTTGCGCCAGCTGGTGATGCACCAAAATCTATATTTTGTTTGTTAATCTGCAAACCTGATGCATAGAAAGTACCTTCAGCGAATGTTGTTATGGTTGATTCATTTCCATTAAATCGGTTGTCTATACGTAACACTCTTGTTCCTGTGTGGAAAGTGTTTGAAGGAACAACGAATACACCAAAGAAACTACCTTGTTCATCTGTAATAAAAGAACCGATAGAATATAAATCATTAACTGAACAAGATATTGTTGTAGCCAACGTCAGAACTTTTGTTGCACCATTGTAACCGGTAATCAAAGCAGATTGTCCTTGGCCATTACCTGCGGTAATATACAATTTACTACCAATATAATCTGTGCTTGTTGATGATGCTAGACTTGACAATGTTATTGAAGTTGAACTGACAATAGATTGAACCAAACCACCATTGTGTGTTTGACTACTAAAAGTACCTTGAGCGGTGCTGGATTGATATACGCCTTCAGCATTAAAGAAAGCATTTTGCAATGCAAGACCGCCGTGATAAGATGTTGTTCTACCATCACCTGTTACATACAATCTCATGTTATTTGAATTTGGATAATCATATATGCCAACAATTATACCAGTTGGTACAAATGTGCCTGATGTATAGTAACCAATAATATCATTTTCATTGAATACTCCAACAACATCAGTTAATTCAATTATATTGGCTTTTTTAATGTAGTTGTCAATATCAATAGTATCAAAAAAACCATGTACCAAGGTTTTATACAACATGTTTTCGGCTCTAACCACAATTTCTTGTGGTCTCATCCATGGAAGAATACTAATATCATTGATATAACCATTATTTAATGAATATGTGTTATCTATTTTGCTGTAAGCACCAAGTACATCTGTACCAGTTTGTTGTGTAACTGTTTTGTATTGTGATGTTGTTGTTGTTTGTGTAACGTGTTCAAGTGTTCTACTATCAACCCATCTTGTATCCCAAGTTTTTGATGTTGATGATTGAGATTCTAATGTGGTTGTACCAGAAACTGATTGCCAGTCACCTGAAACCAAGGTGTTCACAGTGTTGGAACTCTGCCAAATATGAAGATTTGGATCAACAATCAATAATGATGGTGAGTATGTCGTGTCTACCCAAGTGTCAACGTTAGGTGATAGTGACAATATTCCTTTTGAATATGTTACAGCGAATGGATTAATATTTACAGTTCTACTACCTAGTCTTTGTGCAACAATGTTTGTTGTTGTGTATGGTAGTGAAAAATAATTCGTATAACCATCAGAAGTTCTTGCATAGTTTAATGCTGCAATAGCACTACTTGTTGGTCGTTCCATATTATATGCTAACGCCAAACTTTTTAGTGGGAAATTTTTCACAGTTTGTTTTGCAGTCATTCTTCTTGTTCTACGGTTAATAGAAGCCGCAAAGTCCAACACACCAGCATCGGCCGCAGAATAACCAGAGAAATCATCTACCATAATACCATTTTTAAATCTATTCAAACCATATGCATCTGAAATTTGCAATGAGTTTGCATTTTGTTCCAATGCATTTAATGCGGTATAGTATTCGATACGGTTAATTCTCGTATCTAAACCTGCAATGTCAGACATTGTGTAACGGCGGTGTTGAACAGATTCAACAGACAAATCGGAAAGTCCGTTTGGAATTTCTGTTGGAACATAACCAGTATAAGGTTTATGTGTAATGTTGGCCAACACTAATGCTCCATCAGGTTCATTAGGTGATAATGGATTGATTGATGGAGAACCTTCAATAATTTCAATTGATTTGTCTTTGGTAATTACCAACTTGTCTTTACGTCCAAGATAGTAAGAGTAATCACATATAAAGGTTGATAGGTCCGCAGGTTGCAATGTACCCAATCTAGTTGAAGATGGATTTGCATAACGATAAACAAATTCAGTTTGTGCGTTGAGTCTTGCTGGTCTAAAGTCTAAACAATCTCTCAAAGCATATGTTATACCATGATTACTTGTGTAGGTTGGTATTTCATTATAGTTTTCTGGTGAACTTGAGTTATCAATGTATGACATTTTACTAAAGTAACCATCACCACCACTATGTTTGTAATAGTCTATGATTATGAGCAAATTGCCAGCTGGTTTTTCTGCGCCAGGTCTTAAAGATATTGATGCGTGGTCATAATAATTATCTCTTTGGCCATTATCGAATATGTAACGGTTAGTAACATCATATGAAGGATTTGTCAACATAGCCACAGTTGGTAAAATGTTTGTCTTTGTATCTATAATTTTTAATACATTTTTAACGTCAGACAAATATAAAGATTGTTGACCTGTTGAAAGAACACCATTTTGTCTAATATAAACATGACCTTTTGAACTTACTGAATCATCAACGAATGTGTTTGTTGCCACAGTGGTCATATAACCAGAAGCATTACTCGATACAGCTGTTGTGTTACCTGTTACTAGATTTTTAATTCTGAGTACATGACTTGTATTTGTTCCATCAACAACAAATACTTTTGCAATAATCGTTGCAGTAAATGCTGTAAGGTCTGATGTTAAAGTTGCGAATGTTGCAACAGAACCATCGTTGTTTAGAGTAACACTTCGGCCATTAATTGTCCATGGAATAACTTGGCCGTTTGTTAATGTACTATTAGATTGTCTGTCTGTAACAATGATGGTATAACATTGTTCAACAACATCACCTGATAGTGTGGTGCCTTCGTTACCCAAATGTTTAATAACACCAGCATAACTTCCAGTAAAAGACATTTGTGCAGACAATGTGCTACCAGAAACGTTGAACGCCACACCTTTCAATTCTTGGTATGTTGTGTATGATGGTGAAGAAATACTTGAAACATATGGGTTACCTATTGGGTAAATCATTTCAGGTATATTTGGATTAAAGAACTCCGTATCACCTGAGGCCAAGTTGCCTACTTTACCTGTGTTATCAATCTTTGTACTTGCATATCTAACTCTTGGATATGTACCATCACTGTTTGTAAACACCATAGATTCAATATCTGGTGTGTCAAAGTTTAAAACATAAACTGATGAACTATCTGGTGTAACACTCCACGATTGACTTACTGTTGCAACTCTTGATGTGCCGTTGTAGTTGGAGATTGTTCTGGTTTCACCAGCGTTTGTGCCTTGAGTGATTGTAACATCAACACCAACATATGCACCATCAACACTAGATGTTTTACCATTAATAAATGGAAGTGTAATTGATGTTGAGTTAGCTGAAACAACATTGGCTGAAATTGATTTGTTTACAACATCATATACATGTGCTTTGTAAACAAATGTACTAGCATCACTATTATTTGGACTGCTTTGAAATTGAAGTCCACGAATGTATGCTGTTGCAACTAATGTTGAATTATATGTTGTTGCGTTTGCGGTATTGATATTGGTATTTGCAACGCAATGGAAGTCTACTGTGTTTGCTGTTGTAACCGGAAAGGTAGTTGTACCTGAACCAGCAACGTTACTGACCAAGAAATAACTACCAAAATCTATAAAAGATGGTTCATTATTTTGTGAAGCAATTGTTCTCGCACGGTTGGAAATAATATTGATTGGAGATGGATTCTCTACACGATATCCATGCACATATGCCAAACCTTTACCAACATTTAGTGTATATTTGGATGAATCATCATCATATTTTTTTGGTGTTAGTTTGAAATCATTGATAACATAGTCACCATTGGTTTCATAATCTCTTTTGGCAAAGTAGTCATCAATGGTTGCATAAACAGAACCATCAACCATTTTGTATACACTGCCTTCTTCTACACGAACCAATTCAATAAACAAGGAGTCATCACCAAAATATAATGGTCTAGATGATAATTGTAAACTGATTACATAACGGTCTGCACCTGGGGCTTGATAGTTGGACGCACCAACTGCTGGATCCAATAGAGAATTATCATTTGCATAATCATAAATTGTTTCACTAATCTCCAAACCAACACGTTTTGACGGAGTGTTACCGTATTTGTCTAACAGTATGGTTTGAGGAACAACTTGTACAAAGTTACCTAATACATAGAAAACACCTTGTGAGATGGATGCAATTGAAGATGAACCCGTTGATTCACTTGGCATAGCCTGACAAGTTAGATTAGAATCAGCATCATATATGATATCATTGTCTGTGAAATGTGTACCAGTTTTATATGAAACAATTAATGTTAATGGGTCACCTTCACCTGCGGTGCCTGTTGCAACTGCTGTTGTCAATACTCTTGCGACAACTGTACCTGTTGCATTTCTAATTAGTTTATCCTGGAATTGTTCAATATCAATTGATATTCCTTCATATGTAGATTGAACTTTAATGTATTGTACATCAAAATTGGTTGTAACCTGGCCACCTGTAACAGGAGAATTTTGTTTAAAAATGTTGTCCGCAAAACTGGTGATTTGGTTTTGTAATATTGTTTGCGCTTGTGTTAATTCTCTTGCTTGTACAGCAACACCAGGTTTAAATAATATACGATGAAAGTTTTTTGTTCCATCGAAATCGTCATAATATGGATCAACGTTAAAATTTAAAGCCATTTTTTTCCCTTAGAAACCTAATACGAATCTGAATTGTTCTATGCCATCAGTACTTCTTTGAACACCGGACCTATTCTGTACATAAATCATATAACCAGAATGAACTGCAAAATTTGGAGTACTGTATGACAATAATGTTCTTGTTGTCTTTGAATCTTGCCCAAATATTGGACTGTTATTTGCTGGAGTGCCTGTTGTATTTATCAGCTTAATCAGGTTGGAATCACCATCAAAACTCAAAACGTTTGCGTAAAATGATGGATTGGCCAAAGTACCTTGATATACAAACTCATCAGCTGTATAACCTGCATCTGAACCTGGAGCCACGACAATGTTTGTTGTTGTGCTGTAGATAATACCATTGGCTGGGTTTGGATTGAATTGTTTTGTAGTTGGATTCACCAAGATACCAACTTGGTGATAGTCAATATCTGTTGGTACAAAACCATTTTCATCACCATCAAACTCAGCGGTCAACATAACATGTTCACAACCTAATTCAGAAATAGGATCAAACCCGTGGCCACCAATTGGTGATGTTGCCCATGTGACGTTGGCATTACTACCTATTGTGGAAGTCACTGCGATATTGGCATAGGTATAGTTGCTACCTGGATTTACCACAATAATATCTCTAACTGAACCACCAGAAGCCAATGATTGCACGTTTGCGGATGCGGTTGCACCTGTGCCGTCACCTGTGATAGTAACATACACAACCGCATTGACCGTGTCGTATCCTGACCCACCATTTATGACGTTGATAACATCTATACTACCTGCACCTGCACTGGTAACCAATGGATTAGGAGTGTTTGAACCCACCTGTACAGGCATCCACTCTTTGTCCATAAACTTAAGTTTTAGGCCAGTGTCGATGGTGTACATAAATTTCCATTTATAACCATCGTCACTTTGGAAGATTCTGTTAGCTGAGTATGTACCAGGTTCAAAATACGGTTCTCTTGTTGATGCACCAGCGTTGTTGTTCCACAAACACTTGAAGACTTGGTCATATTTGTTTTTGACGTAGAATGTTTTGGTTATAAAACCGTTTGCATCTTTGGCCAACATATCAACATCATCACGGAAATAATCATACACTGTGCCTGTAGTCCAATTTATTCGTTGAATGACTGGTGAAATATCACTGGTCTTAATTTGTTTTGCAACAAAGATGTTCTTTTGAATTTGTTTCATTGACTTTAAGTCACCTGTTGGTGTAACAGGATTATTATTGTCTGCCCATGGAGTTGGCTTGGCCAGAAAACAATAGTAAGAATGAATTGGTATTGTAATTGCAGGTGGTACTACTGCAACTGGTGCATAATACAACAGGTCTATCTGAGAAACCTTTGATGCGCTTGTGAGTATGTTTTTATTTGCCATGATTTATTTATTATGCCTTTGTAATAGCTACAAAAGTATTTTGTGTCGTTCCGTCAATACTCATGTATCTTGCCAAAATGGTTGTTGTTGCCGGTATTGTATATGTTGTTGTATTAATTGTTGAATTTAATGCAGAAACTCCGTGTGTAAACACTTGACTTGTTGCAGCAGTATTTGTAATCCATGCAACAACTTCTTTACCTGTTAACAAATTAGATAGTGTAACTACCAATCCAGTGGCAGTCTGAGCACGAACCAATGATTGTGTTGTCATATTAATTGTGATTGCAGTCTGAACACCAGCTAAAACTGTCGGTGTATAAACGAAACCGTTTTTTGGTTCAATTGATCCGGTGGTAATCAGGCTACCATCAAGTGTGCCACTTGCATTTGCTAATGCATTGTTTGCTTTGGTGAAGGCACCATTAGCGAATGATGCGGCACTATTAGCCTGTGCATAACCAGAGTTGGCTCTTATGAAGGCCGCATTGGCAAATGATGCTGTGGTATTTTGAGATGTATACGAGGCATTAGCAGTTACAAAGGCACCATTAGCGAACGATGCGGTAGTATTCTGTGCAACATAAGAAGCATTGGCTGTAATGAATGATGCATTGGCAAATAATGCACCAGAGTTGGCTGCAAGAAATGCACTGTTGGCAAAAACACCAGCAGAATTTGCAACACTAGATGGTGTATTTGCTTTTAAGAAAGCAGCCTGTGCATATGCATCAGACGTTTCAAAAATTTGTCCTAATGTATATGAACCAGTTGCACTTGTTTCCAAGTTCACACCAACAAAAATTGTATTGGCTTTGTTGGTTGTTGTACTACCCTGTGTTAATTGCGAAATTTTTACTGTTGACATTGTTTACCCCAATAGGATTGTTTTTCCATCTTCTGTTATT